CCAAGGCGGCGCTCGAGGCGATGCGTCGAGCCTGACGGGTTCCACGTAGCAAAACGGCCCCAATGGGGCCGTTCGCTTCGATTCGATGGTAGCGGGGGCTCGCTTTTGCGCCTATCGGCTCGAGGTTGAGCTACGCTAAAGGGTCCCCTGCCCTACGCGACCACGGCCTCGAGCTGCTGGTGCTGGTGCCAGAGATGCTGCAGTTCGCGCTCGTGGCCCTCGCGGGCTACGTCATCGCCACGCTGGATCGCGGCCTGCCTCGCCGCCTCAACGGTCGCAGCGCGAACCAAAACGGCCCGGAGCGCGAGTTCGGCGTCGCGGGTCATCGCGTTGAAACCCATAGCACCAGCAACAGCGGCGCGAGCGCCGCGGCCGCGAGCGCCAGTGTCGTCGCCAAATCATGCAGCCGTCGCTGCGCTCGTGGGGTCATCGGTCCACCTGAAAAAGCCCGCCGTGGCGCGTTAGAGGATTACGCACCGGGAGGCGGGTCCGCGCGGGGGCAGCCGCGCGCCCGTCTGCACTTGTTGAAAGAACGCGCCCGGAGATCAACCAGCGCGCAGGCGGACAAGTGCAGTTCACACCGCCCCCGAAATCAAAGCAGTTTGCAGTCCCGGCGGCGCACCTGGAGCGTGTCGCCGTCGATCACCACCTCGTCGCCCGGACCGGCGTGCTGCATCACGCCGTATCGGTCGCGGTACAGAAACGAGCGGCTGCCGTCGATCAATCGCGCCTTGTGCCACGTCACGGGCGGCGCCGGCGGGTCGCGGTCGGTGGGACGGAAACTCATGGGCATGATTCTCATGGCGTGGTGACATCCTTGCAGACGGCAAAAGCGGTCGGTTCGAGCAGCGCCACGTCGCAGCCGAGAAAGCCGATGACGCGGACCGCGCCGCTCCGGGCGTAGGTGTAGCGGTCCACCAGCGCCTCGAATCCCGGCATCATCGGCACCACGAGTTGCGAGAAGTCGCCGGCAATCACAGCCGAGCAGACCCCGCTCGATGATCCCTTCGTCAGATTGGCGGGCAGCGAGTCGCTGACATACGCCGGCAGATCCGCGACGGTGCCTCGGGTCACGTCGGCCGGGTCGGGCCGGAACAGGAAGCGGTCGCCGTCTGCGATCTTGGCCGCGCTGCGCGCCGTCGCCGAATTGATGATGACCGCGAACGCCGAGCCGGCAGTCATCGCACCGCTGCCCATTACGTCCTCGGCCATGCCCCACACCAGCGAGCGCGTGATCGGCCCGCCGTTCGAGCCGACCGCGTGACTCGCGACGCCGGAGGTTGAACCAATGCCAACCGGCTGATTCGTGCCGCCACCCATCAGGGCGGCCGCGTCGAGCGCCCGCGAGAACTGCCGGCGGAAATGTTCGACCAGCATCGCATCGACCGCGATCAGGGACTGTTTCTCGAGTCGTCGGCCGAAATTGGCGTGCGCCACGAGCAGCCGTTCGGTGATCGCCACGTTGCCGAATACCGGATCGCTCGCGCTCGGTGCTTCGTTCTCCGCGACCCATGCCGCCGTCGCAGCGGTCGAGATGATCGGCCAGGCCGAAGCCTGTTTCAGATTCACGACCCGGGCGCCGGCCCGGAACACGATCGGCAGTGCGCCGAGCTCCGGGCGCAGTTCGGGGTGCACGCTGCCGGACTGCACGAGGAAGCCGGCCTTCGACGTGGCGCTATCGGTCGAAGTCGTCAGGTCCCTGTACAGTCGCTGCGTGTCGAACAGCTGGCCGCCGTTCAACGGCAGGACTCCGGCGGCCTGCATCCGCGCGGCTTCGGGCGGCGCCACCTCGCACTCGGAACTGAATACGCTGCGCACATACGCGCCCAGCGCCAGGTCGGTGAACCGATCGCCGACCGCATCGTTGCGCGCGGCAATCCTCAGAGCATCGGCGGCGCGGACGATCGCCGCGCGGGTCATCATGTCCATTGCGAGTTTCCTATGGTCGGTGTTGCCATAGGGCCTTTCTACGCGGGTCGCTGAAAATGAATCATTGGCTGGCGATTTTCAGCAGCCGAGCGACGGCGAGCGGTAGCGGCTCGGTCACGTCCGGCACGGCCTCATCGTGCTGGCGCAAGTGATCCATGCAGCGCGTGGCGGCCAGATACCACGCGCCCGCCACGAATCCGGCCATGCGGCTTTTCGGCAATCCTTCGGTCTGGTCGAACGCATCGGCGAGCGCACCGGCGATCAGGTCCGGCAAGCCCGCCGCAGCCGCGGCCAGCGTGACGCACTGCGAGGCCCGCCACGCCGCGACGGCCTGCGGGTCCACCAGTGCCGCCCGACCACGCCCGCGTGCGCCACGCCGCGCCAGCGGGGCGCCGGCACGCAGCCAGCGGCGCAAGGTCGGCACGGATACCGCGAGGTCGGCAGCAGCGGCGGGAATGGGGACGGCGGGCATTACTGCGGGTCGGTCATCGCCAGCGGTTAACCCATGAGGTACGCCGGAGCTGCGGGCGGCGGATCATGCGGAGCGGGTCGACGGGCTTCGCAGACGGCGCTGGCGCGGTGATCGGCTCGGGGGCCGTGTCGGGCTTCACCTTGCCGCGCTTGATCGCGTGTACGCCCAGCAGATGCGCTGCAGCGGCATTGAGGACTTCGCAGTCGAGGTAATGGTTCGCCTTGCGGGTGCGAATCCAGATGACCTTGCCCGAGGATTTCACGACCCGCTGTTCGGCGATGAGCTGTTCGCAATAGTCATCGGTCGCGTCGACCGGGAGATGAAACGCGCCGGGCTGATCGTGCGGCCACTCGATCCGGCCATGCACCCACGACTTGAAGTAACCCGCGTCGACGTGGGCGAGCTTGACGCTGCGGCGCCGCTTCTGGCCCCTAGCGTCGACGTCGAGATTCACGACGGCGACGGGCTTGGTCTGCGTGTCGTGGCCCTTCGACGGCAACACGCGGCCGGGATGACGTGAGGCGAAAGCGTATGCCATATCCGCCCTGAATCCGCTGTCGACGAGCGCGAGGCGAATCCGATGCTGGCCCCAGGTCTGCTCGAGCAAGTCGCCGAGCCGGGTCCATACGTCGTCGAGCGAAGTATCGCCCCACAGTTCGCCATGACGTAGCAGCCACGACGTCGAGCCCATGCCCCAGGCTCGCACGGCAAAGACGAGCGAGTCCTGCTGCACGTCGACGCCCAGCGTGACGACGCGGGCCTCGACGGGGATCTCGTCGAACTTGTAGGCGCCGCGCAGCGCCATCACGCGAGCGGCCTCGGGCGCCTCGCCCTTGATCCGGTACAGCTCGCCGAACACGGTATTCAGGACGGCCTGCACGCGGCCGGGCTCGCCGCTGCGGGCGGCCTCTACCCATGCACGGGCAGCCTCGCCCCACGAGCGCCACGGACTCGCGAGACCCGACACGAGAAAGGATGCGGTATCGCTGTCGGCGTCGCCGGTCAGCTCGAATCGCCCGGCCGAGTTCATGCTCGAGCGATGCCGGTCGGCGATCAGCGAGCCGCAGTTCGGGCAGGCGAGCCGGGCCTCGCGCTTGGCCTGGGAGGGCGTCGACTTCTCCGGCCATTTCACGAGCGCAAGCTCGGGCGCAAAGTAGACCTCGCAATCGGGGCAGGGCCACGTCCAGCGAAACATCGTGCCCGACGAGTACAGGTCCATGATCGGCGAGGCGCCCTCGAGCGTGGGCGTCGAGGTGACGATGACCTTGCCGTCGGGATAGGTCGCGACCCGCGCCTCGGCGAGCTGCACGGGATCGCCCTCGCCGTCGACGTCGCCCGCCATTCGATCGCGTTCGTCGACCACGATCAGGGCGGCCGGGTGCGACGCCAGCTCGATCGCGGAGCCCGCCCAAGCAAGACCGAGGCGTTGCCCGCCGACGTACTTCTCGGTGAGCTTGTCGGAGGTGCGGCGCTTGTCGAGCTTCGCGTGCAGGCTGGGCGTCGAGCGGATCATCGGCATGAGCCGCGACGTCGACATGGATTCGGCGAGGCGTTGCGACGGGCAGACGATGATCGTCGGTGCGGGATCGTCGTCGAGCTTGTGGCCGATGACGTTGAGCAGGGCCTCGGTCTTGCCCATCTGCGAGCCCATGACGACGACGACGCGGCGATAGCGCGGTTCGGCGCAGGCCTGCAGGATCGGCACGAGGTACGGTGTCCGCACGGTGCGCCAGGGGCCGGGCTCGGCGCTGCCGGGCGGGAGGATGCGATTCTCGTCGGCCCACACGTCAGCGGTCCTCGTCGGCGGCGGGCGTAGGATCTGGGCGCCCGCCAGGACCATTTGCGAAAGCCGCGAGCTGATCGGCGGCAGCGGATCGGATACGTCGTGCTTCATGCTGTAGAACCTTGCGAACGAGGGCGGGATCGGTGAGCGCGGCCACTTCGCCGCAGGCCCGACCGGGCAGGCCCTCGAGCTGCGCGGCGACCAGGACCAGGGTGTTGTTGAATACGCGCTCGACGTCCTCGATCTCGACGAGCTGGCGCGAGCGGATCTTCATGCGCTGCTCGAGGTCGCGACGCTGG